GCTGGCCCAAAAAGTCGACGACAGTACCGAGCACCGTCAGGTTGTACACCGCATAAGGCGTTGTCGATAGCGAGCGGATCTTGAAGGTGTTCACGCCCTGCTGAACAACGCTGAAGTTCGCAGATCCAGTTCCGGTGACTCGAAGGAACTGATACGAATACGGGACGTACCCACCCGAGCCAGTGAGTGTGTAGGTGGTGGTCGTCAACACACCACGATCGAGCGTCTCCGGCACAGCCGCGGGCGACCACGCAGCGCCAAGCGCCGCAATCGCGGTCTCGCCCGAGACGTTCTCCGGGGATGGCTTCCACAGCGCCTCTGGATCCGTGACGCTGATGGGGAACTCCTGCGGATGACGCGGCTCGTACCAGTCGCGCGCAACCAGCATGCCGGGGATCTGGTCGTCTTCGACCATATCCCTACGCAGCACACGCTTTCCGGAGCGACGACATTCGCCCCACGCCAGCGCACCATCAGCGTATTTGTTGTACGTCATAGGTTCAGGTTTCTGTTGAACGCAAGATCGGAGCCAGAGTTATTGGGCCAAGCCGACGTGCTCAAGATCGTCAAAGCTCCGGTTGACGGATCGATGCTGTATACGGTGCGACGTCCCGCGCCGCTCGCGCACGCCGCCAACAGATTTCCTTGGGGGCTCACGCTGACACCTGACCCGGAAAGAAGCGGAACCCCGAGAGTAATTGGCGTCCACGTGCCGGAGATGTTCTTCCAACCCTGCAGCTGGACAACCGTCCCAGCGGCGGCCTGAAAGTACAAAAACTGGCTATCCGGAGAAAAGGCAATTGAGGGATCTGGGCCAGCGGTTCCGCTCAAGATCAGGTTTGCATGAACCTGCGTCAACGTCGTCCCGCTGATTGAGTAAATGCGCAGCCCCGCGGCGCTTGCCCCCAATAGACAGCTGACCGCAACGGTGAGCCCGTCTGGGGAGATCCTGATCTCCCTTGCGGTGGATGAAGCACCCAAATCGTAGCCACTGCCAAAAATATACTGGCTGCCGTCCCACGAATAGGTGCGGATATTGAAGTTGCTACCGTCTCGGTTACCACCAAGAATCATGATGCCGTTGCGCGCATCCACTGAGAAGTTGTTGGTTACGTGCTGCACGTTGAGCGGCGAGCTGATCATGGTGAATGTGTCGCCCGACCGGCTGGCAACTTCGCAGTAGAGGCTCACCTCGCCCACGCCGATCAGCCTGTCGTCCCCGTCCCAAGCGCAACAGGTCTTGAAGCTTGACCACGAGGGCACCCCAACCGTGAGCCTGTCCAACCCTGTATTCAGCGTGCGCTTGAAGATGCCTATCCGTGGCGCGGTGGAGCTGTACGCAATCGCGACATAGTTGCCCGCGGGCTGCCACGAAATTCCAATCGTGATCTGCGCGACCGCACCCGTCATTCCGGACAGCGGAGTCTGCGCGCCCGTGATCTTGTCCACCGCATCCCAGCCGGGTCTGGTGTTGCTTAAACCGTTGTCCGAAACCAGCACCAGACCGGCTGGAATCAGCGGTTCGTGCGCGGTGATCACGGCACTGAAGACGGCTGTTGCCTGCTGACCAAGCGCGTCGGTGACGGTTCCAGCGACGGTGATCGAGTAAACGGTGTCTCCCAACGGAGTCACTCGCGCGCGCAAGCGGATCGTCGTTGGCGATACCTGAACGATCTCTATGTTGGGCGTTCCGAACAGCTGATAGATGTAGGTGTACCCGGCATATCCACCCAGCGCCGTGAACGTGTACAGCGTGACGCTGTTCGAGCCCTCGTCGATTGTCTCGTTGACCGGAGCGGGCGACCACGATGCCGACAATGCCGCGATAACTGGAGCGCCACCGTCAACGCTCAGCTCGGACGCGGGCCGCCAGATCGCCTCCGGATCAATGAGGCTCACAGGAAATTCTTGAGGGTGACGAGGCTCGTACCATTCGGGGTCAACCAGCAGGCCCGGAATTTGGTCATCCTCGACCAGATCCTTCAGAAGCATGCGACGCCCGGAGCGCTTACAGATGCCCCAAGCCCTGTCGCCGCGGGCGTAATCCCTCACCGCCGTCTCCGGCCTCGACGCCCATATCCCGAACCCGGCGTGATGACGATGTCGCCACGCTCGCGTTGCGCCGAGTTGCCAATGTCGAGAGAACGTTTCGCCATCGCATCGAGCATGCCAACGCGATCGTTGGGGGCAAACTTCACCGCGAGCTTGGCTGCAAGCCCGGCCACGAATGCCTCACGCATGTAGTAGGTCGTGTCAGGCGAGACGGCTGCGGTGTCGTGATCTTGGAACTTACGCACCGCATCGATGATGAGCGTGTCGGTACTGTTCTCGGGAACGCTCCAGAGCGTGAGCGTGATCAGGTCGTTGTTCTTGGCGAGGAAGTAGCGGCTCGGCCGCCCCTGCGTCGTCTTGTTTGGGATGTCGAGGTATTCCTGCCGGCTCATATCATAGATCGGGGTATCCGATCCAGAGCGTCGCAGCGCCACCTGAATGATGTCGATGATGCGGCCGTTCGCGGTGGCCGGATTGATCACGTAGGCCGCCGTCCCGAGAACGAGCGCCTGCGTGAACTGCTCTATCCGCCAATCATGGCCGACGTCCATCGCTGCCCATTCGGACAGCATGTAGTTGATCGACCGACGCGCCGATTGGATGTGCGACAGGGCGAGCGTCGAGGGGTCAACCTTGCACCGCTCGAACGCGTCATCCACCATCTCGGCGAGGTCGGGCGACCAGAGATACGTTCCACTGGTCGGCACGGCTCAGCCTCCTTATCGAACCTCGGCAGTCTGCGAAATCACAATCCGGACCTGCCCGGCACCCACCGTCTGGTTCACCCGCAGCGCGTACGCCGAAAGTGAGCCGTTGTACGAAACGTCCACCGCGCCAGAGGCGATGAGGTTCGTCCAGAACGCCGATGCCGGAGCCACGAAATCTTCTCGCTGGGTGTCGTACGAGCTGACCGGACCCATGAGAATGTTGTCGAGCGTGTAGTCGACCGCGAAGGTCGCCGCCCCGATCGCGTCCGCCTGAATGGTAATGTTCTGCGCATAACGGTTGATCGGGATGTACGTGATCCCGACCCCCGCTGGACAGAGCCGAACAATCGTCCTTTGACTCATGGGTTACCCCTTAGTCTTGGAGCGACTGATCGTCGTTCATTGCGTAGAGCACGTATGCCGTGACAGTTCCGCCTGTCGCTGCCGATGCGCCCGCACCCGCGGTGATCTCTCGATCCGCCGTCAGCGCAACCTTGGGACCGATTACGCCCGTTCCCGTCGTGATCAGCGCGCCGCTCGCCGTGTCGGCGTCAACCTCGTTGCCGATCGTGTCAACCGCGATACCCACAAGGCCGATATCGACCGTGGGGGCGACGCCGCCCGTAGCGCCCGCATTGGCCACGATCACACCGATCAGAAGCGCGCCCTTTGGCAGGGTTACGCCCGTCACAGTCGACGAGGCTTGAGTCGGTATGAAGGTGATCTTCACCATCTGTATGCCAACCGCTGGGGTCGGGCCTACCGGTGGTCGGGAGGAATTGGTTGAGTTACCGCGCGCGCGCCAGTAACCGCTGATCGTCGAATGCTTACCCATCTGTCTGTCTCCAGTCCCTTTCGGGTCGTCAGGGTTGGGAGAAGGGGGCTTGCGCCCCCTTACTCACCTGTTGGAATTACTCGCCGCTCGAACCGAACGCACCACGGTAGTCAGACCACCCGAACGAGTACCGTTCGCGCGCCTTGTACCGCATGTTGCCCGTTTCGAAGTCCCCTTCCAGACCGCGAGCGATCGTCTTCCGCACCATGTGCTTCAGACCATCCATGCAGTCGGTGATGAGGAACCATGCGTCGACGTCCGTCAGACGATGGTTTTCTGCGACGCCACCGGGGATCTTGCCCTTCGACTTCAGCGCATTGATGTCGTTGTCCGACGTGCCCGGACGGAATTGCGACTTCAGGATGCGCTCGGCGATGAAGGCCAGATCTGGCGGAACGTACAGCCGCTGTGCGTTCACAGCGATCGGGATACCGCGCTCGTCCACCCACTTCGAGATCGCGATGCACGCTTCTTCGAGGGAGGTTTCCGACAGGTCGGCTTGCGTGGTGAACGTGTTCGACTGCGTACCGCCGCCCCACAGAGGGTGCGCGGTAGAGAACAGTGCGACGCCGTCACCACCGGGGAAGGAGGCGTTGAAGCCGTTGTTGAACACGGCTGCGCCTTTCACTTCCTTGGTGTGCTGCATCGACCGAGCCAATGCGCGGGAGTACTTCGCCCCGAGCGAACCGTAGAGGTTGTCCTCTTCCGCTTCCTCGGTCAGCGCGAAGGCCAGCGCGATCGTCTCATGCACGTAACGTGCGGTGTACGCTTCCGCGCCGGAGTCGAATGCCACGGGCGCACCCTCCGGTTTCACGGGCGCACCGCCAAGGCCGGCGAGGAGAACGTCTTCCTCGTACGCCTTGACGGACGATGCAACCTCGAATCCCGAGCGCCACTCTTCCGGGTAGCGCCGGTACTCCATGCCGAACACGGTGTTCAGGCCCAACTGGAGCTGCTTTTTGAACTGAGTTCGATTCATCACGGTCATTGCATTGCTCCTTTAGAACTCGGCCGCGACGATGCCAGCACCGCGCTCTGGGGCGCTGATTCGGCAACGAACAACCGCGAATGCGCCCAGTTCGGACACGTCGCCGCTGCTCGGCTTGTAGGAAAGTCCCAGAACCCGGACGTTGTCGTTGGCTGTACCTGCCGCGTCGATCTGCGCCGCCGATTTACCGGTGACCGCCGAGCCAGTGCCGATGGCGAAGTCGAAACCATCGGCATAGTCGGTGATGGCGTAGGTCGTCATCTGTGCGATGAACTCCAACGCCGGGTCGTCATAGACGACTGCCTTCGCCAGCGTACCGCTCAGGAGGGCCGTGCTCGCCAGCCAGATCGGCGCGAACACGATGTTCCCCGCCACATCGACGTACTGGCAGCCTTGGAATACACCAAGGACGCGAGTTGCGGCACCCGAAGGCGCACGCTCGATCTGACGGTTCTGGTTTGCAACACTGCGGACGAGATCGCCCGAGAACAGGCTGGTGCCGTAGGCACTGGGGATGAAATAGTCCCCCGTGTTACGAATCACCCCGCCACTCATCTGTGCCAGCGGCTTGAAGCCGAACGGCGCATTTGGATTTGCCACGATTGGTTACCTCATTCAGATTTCGGTGTCCTCC